GGGGCTTCTTGTTGCAGTAAAATAATGTGTTTATGATTCTACTACAAATGTGCGCGGGGTGAGACCGCTCATTTGATGTGAAGACCAGGTCCGTGGTCAAACGGTCCTCTGTTACACGTAAGGTAGCCAACCTTACGCGGGAATGTAACAGAGATATTCTATTTCTTTTATGATAACTGAGTATCTTTTCGGTAAGTGTTGTCCTACACTTAGCGGGTTAGTTTTCGTCGGCGACCAGCCGGCTTATCGTTAACTTAGATACTACTTCGGCACGATAACCGAAGAGTTTTATCACACCTACGCCAAAGACCAAATAATAATCCCCTCGTTAGTTGCAGCCAAAGCACCAGTTCCTGTCGTAATAACCGAAACACTAATCGTATCCGTTCCATTGCAAGGAACAACAAACCGGGTTGAAAGCGTATAATACGTTACAGCCGCGGTGGAAGATAGTGAGACGGTGACAGTGGAGCCAGCAGCTGTAGAACCATTCTTATTGATCGAGAGACCAATAGAGGTAAGAGCTGTACCAGCAGATGCACTAGCCGAATAAAAAATATCGTAACAACCAGCAGGAGGAGTAAAAACTCCACTAGGATTGAGACCGATACCGAGAGGATCATATGTCGAGACGTTAAACCCCATATTAGCCGAAGCACCAGTAGAAAGTGCTTGGCCGGTAGCTGCATAAAGCGAAGTACCAGAAGGAGTAGTGGCAGGAGAAGGGACCAACTGAGGAGTAAAAAACTCAATGTCATATTCGACAAAGAGCTTCCCCACAGAACTAGTACCAGCTGAGACATTATTAGTGGCAATATAAAAATTTCCACAATCATAAGTCTTCAAATCTCCTGCTACAGCACAGGGTCGAACAAATTTTCTTGGCCCGATGGCATGCATAGATGCAGGCTGACAACGAAACTCTTGACATTCCCATACGGAACCGATAACAGCACCTGGATGATCCAAGAACTGAGCCTCGGTAGTAGGGGGAGGGTCAAGGACGTTATAGTCCATCATCATCATGACATCACCAGCAATAGCAGTCGAAACATAAGGAACGAAGATAAACTTCTGACTATGGATACGATACTGCTCATACTGCACGGCCTGAGGAGATAGCCAGGGATATAACTTTGACAAGCCTGGATTAACCTGAAAAGAGGTAACACCTGGAGTGAAACTGGTAGGGAAGCTAATCCCACCTGTAACAGAGGAATTAATAAGTTCTCTGTACTTCACACGGGTACCACTACTCGTAGGGGTAATCATAGCACGCTGGGAAGTAAGTCGACTACCTACTGATACAGGGGCATATGTTGAAGATCCCGCAGATTGGAGGTTAGAACCTCTGAGCTTTTGGGGTTGTTTTCGAGACATATCCTGTACTTTAGTGTAAACTGCTTTTCCAGCTTTGGCAAGCTCATTAACAGTAGCAGCGGCAAAAGCAGCTTTCGAGACACCAACCGCGACCCCCTTAGGAGTAGCGGTAGCAACGCGATAAGCAGCATTAAGCAGAGCACTGTCTCTGGCATTTTGTCTAGGACCTCTAGTGACAAGCATAAGTTCGTTACGAACGTCGGTAATGATAAATTGGTTAAATCGGGGACCCCACTAACCATAGTGCGACTGTACATCTCTAGAAACAGACCGAACAGAACAAATAGTCCTGAAAGGATTGCACACCCGTGCAGTCTGTCGGCATTTTTATTTAGCACGGAAGTATTAAGTCTCCAAGAGACACCGTTTTGGGCATTTTAATTCTAGAGACCCCCTCACTCCATAAAACGAAGCGGCAGTTCCCAACTGCTCTCTTTTTAACGTGAAAAAGATTTAAACGTGACAAGCTTAACGTCCTTCAGAGACGGAAAAGGTCATTATTCAGCAATTTTTCGTGCAAGAATAAGAGGACCCGATTGCAGAAGCACTTCATTCGTGAGAGACTCGGTTAACAAACCAGGCGACTCAGCCTGATATAGATCGAATTGGCAAAGGACAGCTGCTGAAGGGTGACGATAACCATATGTGTAAACATCCGAAATAACTGTATACAGATCAATTGGATTAGACATAGGCCCAGCATTAATAGGGCTCAATGGATTAAAATACTCGTAACCCGACGGCAGTGGACCAATCGGAAACAATGCAAGCGGTCCCGGTCGAGACTTGAGGAGAACTGATGAACGTATAGACTTGCGTTCTACACGATGAAACGCGAACATCAGCTCTTTCGGAAAAATACCAGATTCCAGGCGCCTTGTTAACTCTCTTCTAAAGAAGTTCGCAAAACGGCGTTGGAACGAGGTAATTTCGATCTCCCCAAGTACTTCCGGGAACACTCGGAAACCTAAGCCTCCGTACTCGCGGGGGAGGAACAGATTAAATTTACCATTATCTGTCATCTGTTGGATCTGAGATAGGTTATAATGTATGAAGCGGCGATGAGCTCGAACACGATCGACAGCCCCATCAATAACAAGATTATAAATTTCTTGCAATGACAGTTTACGGTCGGTATCAGAAGCTTTCCCTTTAGACTGACCAAACAAAAGGCCAACATTCATATAGGGAAGTTCACGAAAACGAAAACCACAGGGAGAGGTACTAGAAGTTTCTGCCTGATACATCACAGAGTTGAGAGTCAAAACCGAGGGATGAACATAGTTCTTCCCAAGGGATAACTTAAAACCAACTTCTGCGATACATTCAAGCCAGATAGCATAGTGCCGCTCGTTTGTGCGAAAACATATATCGTCACCATTCACACGGACAGGGAGCAGGTCTAAGGGGATTCGACACCCTAAATACTTTTCCAGAGAAATCCAGAAGGCGATCACATTAATAGAACAGAGATGTGGGAAACTGATGGGAGAACCCATCAATTGACCATTCTTCTGCATAAATACTGCAAGATTACCTCCAGATTCTGGCACCGGTATAAGTGAAGTGTTAACACCTACACAACCGAAGAAGACACCGTTTTCGACAACACCCAAAAAATTGGGATGTTCCTCGCGCACTATTTCTAGTTTTACCGGGGTGATACTTCCTTGAATGAATTCTTGCTTAGGATAAAACAGCATATGCGGTTCCAACAACTTTCGAATAATAGTGACATACTGGATAGCCAAGACAGAACTATTCTTCCCCAAAAGGGAACGAATCGTACTATCAAAGCTAGCCATAGTATACTCAATCGAAATGTTATCAGTCGCTGCCGAATAATCTCCAGAAACAAAGTCTGTGAAATTCAAACCTTGGTCATGACCATAAGTGGACACTAAGTATTTTTCCAACTCCTTCTCCTGAATTATCATTGCCTCAATATGTGATACGTCCAAGGGCTCACCCATCAATTCAAATTGCGGTTTAACCACAAGATGCTTGAAGAGTGAGCGCTGATATGGCTTACCCAAATAATAAGGAACTGCTTCTCCTGCAGTGATAATTCGAACCTTTAAGAATTCTCGTATAGCAACAACACGACAAGCAATCGGGCGGTCGAAAAAAGTAAAGTAACAGCGATTTATAATCAGCGCTTTTACCTCAGGGGGAATAATCCGTCCCCTTAATTCTTCTACTAAACCCGACTCTGTCTGATCATACATACTGACAAGTTCATTATACCCCATGTTAGATAGATATCCGCTTCTGGCTACGTGACCGAGTAAATCCTCGGACCGCTCCACCACGGTTTGACCTTCTAACACATCGATATAAGAAACTATATCTGCTTCCTGACCACCTCGACCCGCTGACTGATTAAAGCTAGCTGCCTTGGAAGGCTCAGTGATCGACAGAATGTCCTTTCTACTCATCCCAAAGCCACGGAAAATAACATCAGCTTTCTGTTCAAAACTGGAAATAAATTCTTCGCAAACCGGTAAAGGTTTTTTAGACAAAATATCCAAATGCGAATGGTAACTCTTAGAAACATAGCAGTTAGGGACAACTGCAGCGCCGCGCTTTACACCTTGTAATATACCTTGAAATAAACGGGAACAAGCTCTGTTCTCCGACTTATAACGACACCGAATCATCTTTTTCACCTTACCTCCAAAGATCACTGGGTTCCAGATGAAACCTTCAGGACACTTCGGAAGTGGATTAGAAAGATAACG